GACAGCCTGACGCTCAACGACGCCGTATGCAGCTGCGGTGAACACGGCATATGTCAGCAGACGCTTGCCCGCTGCTGCCGCCAGATCAACCGCTTCAAACCACGTCAGCGAGCCATAAGCGGCTGTGCCGTCGCCGCCATAGATCGCTGGGATTTTGGGTGGACTGTTGCCGTCAGCAATCGTCACACCGCCACGGCTGAAGCCGTTGATACCGTAGTCCACGTCCATCAGGTAGATATCGACCCAATCGCCGGTCGGGCACTGGGTCATGCCTCTTGGTGAACAAGAAGGACGATAACCCAGATCCCAGACGCTGTTTGGATTGATGGTGGCGGTTGTGTGGTAAGCGTGGAAACCACCGATGGCGCGACTGTTCGCCGGTGCTGCGTTATCCCACGGCTGTGCTGACAGTGCGCCGGACTGACTACAGTAGATCAGGTAGTCGGTGTGGGATGCGAGCGCTGGGAGGGTTACAGCTGCACCAGCGGCAAGGGTGACAATAGTGCCGCCTACGTCCAGTGATACCGGCTGTGCTGTTTGCAGCGTAGAGCCAGACAGCTCGAACAGTCGTGCGGCTCGGTCCTGTTTGTTGAATGAGTGGGGCAATGCCTGCAGCGCCGTATCGGCCTTGGCGCCTTGGGCGGCTGTGGCATAGTCGGTAGCGTCAGTGTAGGCGGCTGTGCCGAGGTCGGCGGTTTCGGCAAGCCCACCCCAGCTCGCCGCCGTCTCCGTCAGCTCCACCCGCGTACCGGCTGACCATTCTTGCGCCGTTGAGTTCTCCGCCGCTCGGGTGATCGTCAGCTCGTTGCCGCTAACTGCCGTAACGTCCACAAATTCCTGTTTGAGCAGTACGCCCTGAGCGTTACGCAGCGACAGTTGAAGTCGGCAAAAGTCCCCCGCAGCAAGCGCCGGAGGCGGTGTACCAACCGTCATGGTTGTGTCGGTGTCAGTGATCGCTGCTGATAGCAACGTCACGTAGTTGTTTAAATATTTCCGTGCCATAATTTACCCCTTGTTAGCTCCAAACCCAGCCATCGCCACCACCAATCGTGCCGCCGTCATACCCGCCGCCACCAGTGGGGTTTCGTTCACTCGGCAAATACCCGCCGGTTTCACCGGCTGGCAATATCTCCAGCCTGCGCCCTGTCGCGTCATACCTACCGCCCTTGTATTTGCCGTTCGGGTCGTACAGTATCCACTGACCGTTGCCGATAGCGCAGACGCGCCGTTCTTCTCCGTCTTCGTTACAGATCGTGATGCATTCGTTGCACTGCTGCGCTTGAGCGGATGCATCGGGGTCGCAGCTTGATGCGGTTATGCATCCGTCTGCGAGCGTGTAGTTTGTAGTGTTGTCAGACTCCCAGTCTTGGCAGTCTTCGATGATCGGGGCTTCTTCTGTGCAAAATTCAGCTTTGCACGGCGGACTGCCATTACAAGCGTTCCTAGCTACATACCCTAGCGATTGCCACAGGCCAAGTACTGCATAAAAACCGTCGATAGAATATCTAGTTGGATTTCCAGACTGATCTGTCTGTGTTACATCACCGACCCGTATGTCTGTTACGTTTACCCCGTCAACGGCGTTTGGCCAGCCTTTGTTCATCGCTCCGGTAGGCGATGATGCGTAATAATTGCAGGGATCGTCAGGTGGTGAAATTCTGATCCACACATAGCCAAATTGCCACTGCGGATCAGGCCGCGAACAATCCTTGCACGTCTCCGGCTGCGGAAACCCTCCCGGTGCGAACGTAATAGGATCGCCGGTTTCGCAGTCTGACCATTCAGACTCTCCATCCCCATCCTCATCACCGATATCCGGCACTTCCGGCGGTGCGTCTTCGTCTATCGGGTCTTTTTCGCCGCTTGGGTCGTCTGGATTGCCGTCACCCTCGGTACAACAATCATCTTGCAACTCGTTATACCCACCGAGCGTGGTTTTGATGCCGTCAATAACGCCGCGTTTTTGCAGGTCGCCAAGCGCTGATGCCAGTGCCTCGGAATTGAGCGCGATGCGGCGTATAGCGTCTATCAGTGTTTTTTGTGCTGTAGACATGGTTCACCCGTTAATCAGTGTTATGCCGTCAATCTCTAGCGGCACATCGTATGTTAGTCCTGACTTTTTCTGCTCAATTTCGTCGGTGTACTGCTCGCTGATGTCACCTATTTCGAGCTGGAACGCACCCTCTTCGGTGTCGTATTCAGCGGCGCTGTCGATAGACACGCCTGCCGGTAGCGCAGCGGGGCGGCTTGGTGGTGTCCAGTTCTCTGATGGTGGCTGCATGCTGGTATCCATGTAACTGACCGCTACGCGGTAGCTGGTCTGGCGAACGCCATCAGCAATGCGGTACTCCAGCCCAACGAGCTGGCCTGTGGTTTGCACGATGCGGTGGTTGAGCTGCACGATGTCACCAAGGTTGCGCGGATCAATATCGTGCCGTACCCAACTGCAGTAGTTTTTGCGATGGCTGGCAATCAGCTCTTTTTTGCCGATCAGGTATGCCGCATTGAACGCCTGTTGCAGTTCGGTGCGTTTGTTATCCGCCTGCGCCTGCACGGCTGCGCGGGATGTGTCGGGGTCGCGCTTGTTGGCTTCTTTGTAGTCTTCTTCCCACAGGTTGCGGTCGAACTCGGTGTCGATCGCGTAGTTGTGACTGCTGCCTTCGACCTCTTCGCCGTAGGCGTCTACTGACTGCGGTGCGATCAGCTTGATGGTGTACTCTTCGCGCACCGGCTGCGTCACGCGGCGCTTGAGTGTGGCTTTGATACCCTGCGAGTATTTTTTCTTTCCGTATGGTCCCCAGTAGGCATCCAGCACATACTGCATGCTGCCGTCCCTGCGGCGGTAGTTTCTAAACCGTTCAAGCGGGTAAAACGTGTGGCTGATCAGCTCCCACGCTCCGAGCGATTCGATTTTCTGCAGTAGCTGGTCGCGGTCAAATGTGCGCAAGTCGTAAGGCGCTACCGGCTGTGAACTGTCGGGCAACATTCGAGGCTTGTATGCATCAACCAGCGTGGATACGCTACGCAGCAGGCTGTACCGATACTGCATCGTGATCGTGACGCTGTTGCGTACCTCGGAGCGGGTCTGGAACTCGGTGCTCAGGTCGTTGTATGACACCTGATCATTAGTCACGACAAAATCTACCGGTTTGCCCGTGGTGCCCCATGAGTGATAGCGCAGGCTGCCATCGCGTGTGTAGCCAAGCGATCCTGCTGCGGTGCGCATCAGCTCTGTGACGTAGTCGCGACCGGTGGCATCATCTTTTTGGGTCACGCTGGAGAATACCGCGCCGGTCATTTGCCGCAGTTGCTGCTGCGATTCGCGGCCTAGTCGTTCGTCACGCAGATCGGAGCAGCTGAACGCAATGCCGCCGCGAACATGGTCATGTCGCGCTGTCTCAATCCAGCCGGTGAACAGCGGGATAATCTTGCTATTGATGTCGGACGGGTCTGAGTGGGTTTCGATGCGGATGCTCTTGCCGTGGAACGATGGGATATTGACCGCTGCGCCCATCTCAACAAACAGGAATATGCTTGCTGTAGCGGCTTGATCTTCGTTGAACGTGATCCGCACGCTGTCCAGCGCGGTCATGGCGGTTACGTCAGTGCCGTTGATGATGACGTAGGCGGCGGGTGGCCTCACCTCAGATGGTGCCACGCCTGCACCGAGTACGCGCTGTTGTAGTGTCACAATCTGCCGAGCACGGTCAATCTGCTGCACCGACTGGCTCAGTGTAATCAGCTGCGCCGCTGGATCAACCAATCGCACCTGTTGAGACAGGACAACCGGCTGCGACTCAGCCGACAGGATGCCGTACTGACCTGCTATAACCGCTTGACCCGGTACTCGGGAGCCAATCGCCATATTACGCCCCTGTCGCCACGATCACGGTTTCAGGCTTGGCAATTCCCAGCTCGACCGATACGCCTGCTGTAGTCACGGCATTGGTCACGCGGATATGGATCTCTTGCCGACCTGACACACCGGACGTCAACGCCGTGCCAAGACTCAGCGCAGCGCCTGCAACGGCGGTATCCAGCCCTGCCGCCGTGGTTGCCAGCTTGATCTCGGTAGCCTCATGGCCTGAGCCGGTATCGGTATCGGTGATCGTTAGGTTGATATTGCCGCCTGCTGCCATACGCATCTGATATGAGCCGTTATCCACGGGGTCAAGCTCTACATCGGCGTAGTACAGCACCCGGTCTTGCGGGTTGTCCGAAAAGTCCGAGTTATGCACAAACGACAGCGTACCGCCGAAGGCTGTCGTGCAAGTCGCATCAGTGTACAGTCTCCACGCCATTACTCATCCCCTCCGGCTGCTAGCTCATTGTGTAATTCTATCAGGTTTTGCTTTGTCATAGCTTGCCATTTACCGTTTGGGCATGAATGCCCCATCAGGTACGCCTTACCTTTACCGAACAGTAAGGGGGATGCTATAAAGCATCCGCAGCCCTTTGGGGGCATGGCACATCTTCTCAACACTGGCCGAAAGAGGTCACATTCCTCACATATTCTTATGCGACCAGCTGCGACCAGCTTCTTTATCGGTTTCAGCTCATTCATACGGCAGTACTCACTGATTGCAGGGTTGAGGCCAGCGACTGGAGGAATGTGGCGTCACCACTAACAACACCCTCAGTTGTGCCGCCATCTTTCTGCACTTTTATCGTGATGCTGCCTTTAGGGGATTCGCTTTTTGTCATATGATCTGCGATCTTTCTCAGATGCTGCTCAGCCTCAATATCGGCCTTCAGCGCAGCTTCTTGGGCTTTTTCTTTAGCCTCTGCTTTGGCCTGAGCCTCTTTAAATACACGCTCATAGTCTTGGGCAGTCAAAGGCTTCTCGTTTGGAGTGGCGAACATATCCCGCGCTGCTGCACCAAGGTTTTCAATCGCCGCTCTCATACCTTCAACATCAAAACCGCCAGCACCCTCGTAGCGATTGGCCATGGTTTGCAGACTGGCAATATTCATCGCTGCCGCTCTTGGGTCAAGCAATCCCTTATCGATCTTTTCCTGAAACCTTCTTGCGGCAGCTTCAAAAACCTCAGCCGACCTAAATTGCTTGTCCTCCACCTTTGAGCTGTAATCGATAGTACCTGTGTCGTTGCCGCCTTTTATTCTACTGTTCAGGTCGCTAGTGTATGCCTTCTGCAGCTCGATCATCGCAGCTGTGTTCTTTACGGATTCTTCAGCCGATCTCTTTGTTTCGTCAGCAAGCCTATCCTCAGCCGAGCGGCTCTCGTTGATCCGCTGGCGCAACTCTTCGATCTGCTGGCTGACAACGTCAGTCCATCCGCCTTGGCCTTGTAGCTCTTGGAGCTTCTTGATGTCTTCATCAAGCATGGCCCGAGTGCCTTCAAGGTTTTTCTCGAAACTCTGTAATCCGGTATCGCTGAAATTTACGCCAAACTTTTGCGCCCATACCGAAGGAGTGAAGAAATTGAGCACTTCCGCCGCGGATTCACCAGCTCCGATAATAGCCTTCTGAATTTTCTTCCAGCCGATCTCGATATTGCCCAACGCTTTTACAAAGTGACCAAACCCGCGCAGCCCTGCATCAACGAAATTGAGAACCCAATGGCTCACAACCTTTGCTGCTTCAGATGCTCCACCCATCTGCTTGATCCATTCGACCACCTTGTCAATCATGAGCTGTAAAGCTGGCGCAACGCTCGCAGTGACATGGTTTCGGATACCGTCAAATATCTGGGCGAGCTTTGATCGACTGTCGTTGAATGATTCAACTGCAGCGGCTTGTGATCGTGTAAGCGACAGGCCCAGCTCATCAAACTCTGAGCGCAAATCCTCAAGGTTTGCAGCCATTGTGTTGACAAGACCTACACCCTCCGTGTCGAATATCTGCATAGCGAGACGCACTTTATCGCCCTGATTGCTGATATTCCCCATGGCTCGGGCGATAGCTTGGAACTGTTGATCCGGCGACATTGCATTGAGCTTAGATGCACTAAGGCCAAGCTCCTCAAGTGCATTCTTTGCCGCACCTGTCCCCTGAGCTGCTTCAGCAACCCGGCGGGTCATTCGCTGCAAGCCTGTGTCAAGGCTCTGCATAGATACGCCGGTCTGATCAGCGGCGAACCTCAGGAACTGCAATTCATTGACAGCGATGCCCAGCTTGTCTGCATGCTTTGCAAGCTGGTCGATAGCAGTAGCCGAACGTGTTATTGCAACCGATATACCCGCAAGAGACAAACCATACGCCGCCAATGCGCCCGTGGCTGCTTTGACCGCGCCTCCGAGCGCACCAAATACTGATTTGACTCGATCAGCCTGCCGCTTGGCCGCATCTGCAAAGCGAGTAACCGACTGGCGAGCATCGGCCATGCCCTTTTTAAACGCCGCCGTTTGCGCTTGCAGCTTTACGACAAGATTGCCGATGTTCGCCATACTGTTATCCTCCGAAGATCCGTGCGGCCTTCTCTGCGTCGCTCATTGTGCGCGACTTCTCAATCTGATTTTCAATCTCTTGGCGTTGCCGCCACTTTTCATCCCGTGTCCGATCCAGTGCCGTTAGCTGTACGATGTCCCACTTTGACGCCCTCTGCCGGAATTCGCTCGGCAGCATTTTGAGCTTTTCAGCAAGGGCCACCGACAGCAGTGCCACCGGATCGGCCATCAGTTTTTTGCTTCAGCCTCGATCTCTTCATCCGAGATACCGTTGAGCTTGTTGCCTTCTGCCGTGATGCGCATCAGCGTCTTAGCCGGAAGGTCTGCCAGCTCTTGGTGATCGTCAAACATGCGATTGCCAGCATCGTCAGCGATCAGATATGCGGCATACAGCAGTGTGGTATCTTCGCCGCTCATACCATCCGACTCTTGTGCGAACTGGTTAGACTCGCGCATAGACAGCAGGCGCAGGCCAACTTCGCCGCCCAGCTCTTCAACGTGGACGGAGCCGCCGTTAGCGTTACGGGCCTTTAGAATCTGGTCTTTAGTCAAACGTGCCATGGTCAATCCTTCTAAGGTAAAAAGGGGCCGAAGCCCCAGACGTTACGGAGACGGTGCAGGTGTGCGAGTGATCGCGCCGGTGATGCGGACAGACCATGTGCGGGTCAGGTCAGTATCAACACCAACTTCAATCGGCGACTCGGTCAGCAGGCCGTCGAAGGTGTGAACCTCGCCGTTGCTGAAAGTCACGGTCCATTCGCGGGTCGGTGCCTCGGTAGCAGCCTCCTGCAACAGCAGTTCAGCCTGACCGGCGTCAGTCGGATCATAGAACGTGGTGATGGTGAACACGCCGTTATCCTTAAGGCCGTAGCCCCACTCTTTAGCAGTGGATGCCAACGTGGTGCGGTCACGCTCGGTGCGAGTACCGGGCGCGAAGGTGCCAATGCTTTGAACCTGACCAATGGTTTGTGCGGCATCAAGCGAGTCGGCAACGGTGATGGCCGTGCCCTGTGCGTCGATAAACATGTTGAGAGTCCTCTCTATTAAAGGGTTGACTGACTATAGTCGTTCTCAATTATAGCACGGTAATTGATAGGTTGAATCAATACAATCAGGCACAAAAAAGCCCGCTCAATGGCGGGCTATCTTATCGGGTGACTCAGCGCGTATGATGCACCCTATACTCAATCGACACCGGCACCATCAGCCAAGACTCTTCCCGCATCGGCTGGCCTACACTGATTGAGCGGATGCGCAGACCTGACAGGTCTCTGTCAGCGGCGAAGTGGTCTGCAATGGTATCAGCCTGTACCAGCGCTGCACCGGTGCCCTGATCCAGCGGTGTAAATACGCTCACTTGGTACACGCCCAAATGCTCCTCGCTGCCTTGGATCGTCTCAAGTGCGCTATCGGCTGGCAGCAGGTCAGGGCGAATCCACAGCGTGCCGGTAGTGGGCGTGAACGGCACGTTGGGCCATGCGGTTGCAGGCAGCGACGCCAGTTGCGCTAATCGGCTGTTCAAGGTGTTCATGATGGTGGATGCGATGGTCATAGCTGGTTGTCCTTGGCTGCTTTGTTCAGTGCGCGTTCAAATTCTGACAGCGTGACTCGCACCATGCCGGACGGGGCTTGCTTGGAGTAACCGCCAACAGTCTTAGGGCCGTCTCCCCACCCCCCGAACTCAGCAGTCTGCGCGTAAGGCAGGTTGTTGTGGATCGCAATATACCCGTGCTTTGAGGCGTTGAACCCATTCACCTTGGACTCTTCGGCACTGGCATTCGACTGGCTATACCGGCCAAGCGGTGTGCTATCAGTGCGGCTCTTTTCGCCACCATCCACGCTGTTGATTGATATCTGCCAATTACCCTTCAGCCGCCCAGTGTCGACAGGTGTGCGCTTGACTATGCCGGTATAGAGCTGCATGGCGGTGCTGGCTATGGCATCGCTCATGCTGATCTCAGTGGTGTCCACCCAACGATCAAACGCCGCCATAAACTCGCTGGTGTTGATCTCAGACACGGCCCTGCACCACGTAGACTACATCAGCGCCACTCATGCGCACCGGATAAACATCCATAATCCGATAGGTAACAGAATCCATCGTCACGGTATCGCCCACTGCCGGACGGGTAGCCAGCTTGGATAGCACCAGCTTAACATCGCCCCGCTGCACCACAGTGCCGTCAATCTCAAAACTGTTGTACTGGTCTGGCGCAGCATAGCCGGTCTGAGTGGTAGTGGTGCCAGCGCCCACAGTGCCGGTAGCCGGATCGAACGCGCCTTCGGTTACGCTTGTCACGGTGCAAGGCTCGCCCAGCCTGGCAATGACCTTGCGCATATTGTCAGACATTGCCATCAGTGCAAAATCTCCACGTAGAACAGCGGAACATAGGCATCATCGCCGCTTGTCATGGTCAGGTGGTAACAGAGCGTTTTCGGCATCAAAGCAGGTCACGATAGCGGATTCGCCCCATTGAGGTACGTACACTTGTGCTCCTATGATGCCGGTCATGCTCAAGCCCTCGTCACGTTAAACGTAGCACCACCTGCACCACCTGCCAGAAACGGACGCAACAGCGCATCCAAACGGCGGTTGACGGTAGCCGAAACGCCGCCGTCAGTGTATTCAATTTCGACCGGCCCGGCCTTTTCGCGCTTCACGCCACTGGTCAGCGTACCGGCTGGATCATTACCTGCGTCAACGGCCAGAGCTGCCTCATATTCAGCGTTTACGATCTGCGCCGGTACTGAGTCGGATGCCAACAAAAAGCCGTCCAGATAGACGCCTGAGCGCGGCCAGCGTGCATCAGCCGATACGGCAGCGCCCTTATAGCTCTGCGCCTCAATGTAGTCATGCGCCAGCGTCAGCAATGCGGATGCCGTGCCGGTCAGCGTAATGCCGCGCTCGGCAGCGTAGTCGGTTAAGCCTTGTTCGGTGCCGTACATTTAGAACCCCTCATAATCATCAGCCAGCATATCAAGGATTGTGAATTCCTGTATCATTCCTCAGGCTCCGGCTCGGGTGGCGGCGCGGTCTTGCGCTTCTTGCGCTTCTGTTGTTGCAAGTGAATGCGATATTCGGCACTCCCCGGCGGCGCGTATTTCTGCTCAGATTCGGTCGCCATAGCCCATCCTTTCTAGTGTTTCAATGAACCCTGTCACAATCTCAGAATGCCGCCACTGCCCATAAGCCGCACGGCCAAAGTATTTACGTCTACGTTCAACGCTCGGGCATGCCTCGCCACTTAGCTCAGCGTAGGGCGCAACGGGGTCGCACACCACGGGAACCCCGGCCAGCAGTGCATCGTGGCCCGTATTGCTATTGTAGCATACCACGAACTTTGCACCTGCTAATGCGGTCTTGAGATCCCCTCGATTGGTTAGCTCAGGCGGCGAACTGAACGGCTGCGTAACAGCCCCAGGGTGAGGCCTGAACAACACCCGCTCACCTCGTGCTGTGTAATAGTCCCACTGATCCTTGAGCCATGCCGGATAATCTACATCTAACACGGCGGCATCTTCTGGTACCTGGCCGCATAGAAGCACATAGCCATCCGGTACAGGGTCGCGCTCTTGGATGCCTAGACCCACCGCATCAAATCGATCCGGTGGAAAATCGCCTATTGGCAGATTGTTTAGATGATCCGGCGATAGCTGCCAATGGCCCACGTTCGGGTTGCCCTTCTTATTGATTCGGTCGAAGTAGCCCCATTCTAGGATCAATGCTCGTTTGTGCTTCGCGGCAAAGTCTCTGTGGTCTT